CCCTGACGGTAAATTTACTACCTCAGGGCCACGTTCACCAACTAAAGCTAACCCACCTGAGAAATTATTAACCCCGGTTGCGAATCCTGGTATTCTTCTGCCTCGTCCGGTGGATGATCCGCTAGAGTTATCTGAATCGCTACCTATTTTAGATCCAAACCCGCTAACTGCGGCACCTGCTGCAACAAGGGCGGCACCTGCTGCAATTGCGGCAAACGGATTCCCTAATTTTAAAGCTGCCTTTAACCCTAGTGATGCTACCCCTGTGGCGATCGTTAGTTTACCGAATTGAACTAGAATGCCTCCTACTGTAGATAATACAGAATTACCAAACGCTTCAACTACATTTTCACCCTTTCCTAATGCCTCGCCTAAACTCCCCGCTAAGTCTGATACTCCGTTTTCTACACCCTGATTAAGTATCCGAGTTATCCCCTCAGAGTAAGAATTCATTTTTTCTAATGAATCCCTGAATGCCTGATCTCTCGCCTCTAACCCTGTAGATAGCTTTTCAGTATCTGATACAGCATCGTTAAACTCTTTTATTGCGTCTGACTGTTTTTGCAATTCAGATGATACCGAATTTGATATTTTCAATAATTCAAGGCTCCCGGCAAATGCCAGTCCTTGCTTTTGATATTCAAGAAGTCTTTTCTGATATTCTAACTCTGCTTTTTGAGCCTTAGTTAACCCTGTCTTTTTTGCCGGATCGTCTTTCTCGCCAACCTTTCCGGTTAACTTAGCGCCTTTTTCAAGCTCTTTGTTTATTTCTTTTTCAAGCTTTAGATCATTGGTGCTAAGATTAAGGTTTTCCTTCTCGTAGGTAACAATTTTGGACTGCAGTCCTAAATAAACAGATGACTGTTTTACTTGCTCGGAAACCGCAGCGTTATTTTTAAGTATCTGTTCTTCGCTAAGTCTTAGCCCCTTTTGAGCATCTGTATAGCTAGCGTTTAATGACCTTTGATTCTTCTCGCTTCTTGCAACTTCTGCAGCTACAAATTGCTCGCCTGTTATTCTTAGTTGGAGTATTTTTAATTCATTCTCTTGCCTTTTGATTGCGTTTCCGGCTATCTGCTCAGAGAACGCCCTTGCCTTTGCTGTAGCAATGATTGACTGAGTTAAACTATCGTACGCATCCCTTGTTTTTTTGGTTGCCGTTTCTTCGAATTTAAGATTGCCAAAATACCCAGGATACAGATTTTGCAATTGATCGTATGCACTTTTACGTTCCTGTAAGGAATTGGTATTATCGGTATATTGCTTATAAAGAAGCCTCAGCGTTGTAACTTCCTCCGCAGAACCTTGAAGTCCTCGTAGTCTGGCCCCGGAAATATTACCTAATGATTTAGCATATTCCTCTCCTGACTTAGTGAGGTTATCAACTGCGGTCTTATTCTCTTTTAATCCCCTAGTCCATGCAGATGTACCAACCTGAGCAAAAGTAATCGCAGAAACAACAGCAGAGAATACCAACCCTAACGCACCGGCAGCCGGTAATAATTGAGTAATATTGTTTTGGATACCGATAAACCCGAAAGGCAAATCTTGTACTACTCTTGAAAGAGCGGTATAGTCACGTCCGGATTTGGCGGCTTGCATGGCAGATGCAGCCAATGCTCGGGATGCTCCTGTGGAAGCTGTATTAATTTTATTAAAAGACCCGGCAACGGATGAAGCGGTTTTTTCTGCCTTATCGGCAACATGGTCTAAAGCTTTGTCGGCCTGACCTCCAACCCCTAAAGCTCTTTGAAGTCCGGCAACATTGCCACCTACTGAAACCTCAAAATTGTTAGCCATTCTTTAAAGCATCTAATGCTGATTGTTTATATTCTTCGTCAAAAACGAATGTTGATTTATCACCCGGCAGACTAAAGAAATCTTCTGCTTTTTTCTTGTCTGTATCCGGGTTTATTGAAGTGGCGTTTATCCAGTAAATTAACTCCCTTGTTCTGCGCCACTCATCATTCTCTCTGCCTAAGTATCCGTTAACGCAAAAAACAAACTCTTTCCAAGTAAGATCGTAAAACTCAAAAGGCTTTAGTCCTATCTTAAAAGATAATTCATAAGCGTCATTTACGGTTACTTTTTTTTTATCTGCCCTTCGCTTTCTGTTTCTTCCTCAGGCGCTTTCTCTACTAAACCAATGGATTCGATCATTGCAGTACGGAAAGACTGAAAAAACTCACCAGAGAATCCCCCGGTAATGTCTATCCAATCGTAAATGTCTCCACGAACGAAATCAGGCTTTTGGCCTAACCTATCGAAGTGGTAAACACCTGAGTGGAACATAAAGGATACAACAGATTTAATTTCGTTAACCGGGTCGAAAAGCTGAGTAATATCAGATGGATCGATACCCATATCAGAAAGCATTTCCAATATGGCATAACTGCCTAACCGAAACTCTCTTTTTTTGCCGTCTACTTCAAACTCGAAAGTCTTACGCATGTGGATCGACTGTAGTGAACCCCCCGTTAACTGCAAAAGTCGCATCAAACTGCGCAACGTCAGCATCGTTATAAGTCTCGTTTAACGAAGCAGTACGAGCATTGAAGTACTGAGTTACGAAATTAGCATCTGCAGACCTGCTGTAGATTTTATAATCGTAAGCCAAATCAGAATCCCAATCCGTACGTAAATCAGCTATGCCAAGCTCACCTGATGCCGGAGCAAACTGAGTAACACCCGAAATAGCTAATTCGATGGTCTTACGGCCTCCCAAACTTTCAGAATATCCGTCAGTACATTTAGAGCTTGCATCAATAGTATCTTTGGTGCGATTAATAGAGGTATCACGTAAGCAAACAAGTACTTTGTATGCTGGTGTTCCTGAGGAAACCCATTTAGCAATGAGGATATCCGTTCCGTTCTTTTTTGCCATTTTATTTAATGTTTATTAAGTGTCTAAATCTAATCAATTTTCTGATAATAGTTTCATTCGGAGTTTCAAAATTTGTATCTGTTGTTGATTCTTCATCCCCGCCTAAACATTCAAAGTCTGCCCCCAAATCTAAATCTACCCCGTTGTTTATAATTACGCTAACCTGGTTTAATATATCATCCGATACATCGTTATTCCCTGTAAATGGGTCAAACTTAGTTACAATGTCAACTAATTGCGTATGCTCCCGTAATTTACGACATTTATCCCTTTCTTGCCTCCCAGTTTGAGAGGATAGTATAATGTAAAAATTAGCGTTGGTATCCGGCAAAGTAGTGTTGAAAACAGGTATAGCAGACCCGTTAACAATTACATTTCCGTTTAGCCTGCTAAAATACGCCTCTCTTAATTGCCTTGAAGGATTCTTCATTTAACAGTTTTTACCAATTGTTCAATTTCGCGTATTAATACGACCTTTGCTTTTAAATACCCGGGGTATAAAAACGGCTGTGGCCTAATCCCTTTTTTTAGTATTGACATTGCAATCAAGAACGCTACACGCCTATCCTCTGCCCCTTCGTCTACGCCTCGCCTAGATGCTCGTCTTTGCGTTTTAATGCTATATACACCGGTTATTCCTTTTGCCTTAACCCAATCAATTATTGATTCAAGCATTTCATCAAAGTTACCGCCTCCTTTACCCTTAAACTTCGAAGCTAACTCTTGAAATTCTCCTGGCACCTGAACCTTTGCCCCTGTGCCAAACTCAACAAATGGAGCATATAATTCATTCGCTCCTATAATGCCCTCTACAACCCCCCATCTCCCTTTCGCTTGCTTTACTTCAAAGAATATAGATTGCCTTAGTTTACCCATATTAACAGGCGCTAAATCTACCGCTCCTCCATGCCCTTCAACGACGGCGGTTTGCACCGCTTTTGTCACACCCTTGTTAGTCTTAGCCTCTAAATCCCTTAACGCTCTCCTAACGGCAGCTAACCCCTTGACAGCGCTAGCCATTTTGCACTGATGCGTAAAATGTTACATCTGCAGAACTTGTTTCCGGGTCGTTGCTGTCGCCTATTTGGTGAATCGTGTATCTATCGCCGCCCATAACAATATAATCCGATATAGATGGAGTAAATGAACCCCTACGCCTTATTGTAAACCTACAAAACGTATTCAAAACTAACTCACCCGCTTCATTTGACCTTCCCGAACTCAACGCATCCGGTTTTTTAAAGTTAGCCCATGTTTCGATTTCCATAACAGGAACACCGGCAACGTTTGCGCCCGATGCGCTCTGCGTTGTAGGCTTACGCCAAAATTGGATCTTCCTGTTATACTTCCCCGCATCCATTGAGCAAATCGTTTACCGTAACTATTCCTAATAATTGACCGTCAACTGTAACATACATAAGGACTGTTTCAGGATCTGCCATATTTATTAATTCTGGCATATCTTCAATCATGTGCCACCATGCAGTTTTTATAACAGACGGCTTTAAAACCATGTAAATTCTTTGTAAGGCGCAATATGGTCTATTACATCCTGAGCCTCAACGATTGCTTTATCTGCCAGCCCCCGATTGTTATACTTGTAATGTAAACACAACAAAGCCGCATCAATCAAAGGCTGTGGCACTAATCCTGAATCGTATCCTACTGTAGCTTTAACCTGCCATTGTCCACACGATGGTAATTTAACAACACCGTCATAAACGCTATAATTGCCTGAATCCTGGACTACACCCTCTTGATTTTTAACCTCATCAATCGTTATCAAAGGATAAGGGTAAAATATAGCTTTCCATCCAGACATAAAAACAACTTCCTCGCGTCTGTATAACCTTTGCTGAGTGGCGTTTTCCACCATTGCAACACACGATTTTATAAACTGAGTTATAAGCGCATCTTCATCCGGGAAATCTACTTTTAGGTAGTCCTTCGCATCATCTAATGTTATAACATCTAATGGAGTTGCCATTTAGTCCCTGTCAATATTTACGTTACCGCCTGCCTTTAATTCTTGGAACGCTTCCTCTGAAACGGTAATCACTTCGTCTTTTAAACGAACCCCATGTTTACCATGATAATCTCTGGTAAACTTAACCTTTCTTACCTTTGGCGTTTCCTTTTGTTCCGATTGTGGTTGTGTCTGTTTTGCCATTTTCTTTTGCTGTTACACCCACTCTTTGCAGGTAATTTTCTTGCTCTGGTGTTACTTCGACTGTATCGCCTTTCGAACCTAAAACGTGATCCTTTAATAATTTTACTTTTCCCATGACCGTTAATTAAAAAAGCCGACCGGAATACCCGACCGGCTTTTTATAGATATAACCCAAACTGAAATTAAGGAGCTGTAGGATTAGATGAACCTTTGATGAAGAAGTCAGGGCCGTACACTGGTAAAGCAACTGTTTCTTCAATACGAACCGTTACCTGGTTAGTACGAACGTTTGTTCCATCTTGCTCAAAGAACTCAATTCTCATTGCTTCTTGTTGGTAAAGTTCAGCGCCTCTGTCGAAGTCCCCAACAACATAATCATACTGAGTTAGAGCGGTAGGTTTTGCAACCGGAACGCCTAAGATGTACAATGTGCCATTAACGAAACTAACGCCTTGTGGTAAATCATATTCACCTGAGCCTGAAGCTTTATTCAAGAAGAAGCTAAAGTAATCAGAAGGACGCATTAAGATACCTGTTGCAAGGCGTTTGTACGTATCCTCCAACAAAGACATATCTTTAATGATCTTTTCTACCAAAGGAGTAGGACCTGCAGCCTGACCAGCAACAAAGTTTCCAGAGGTCAAGATACCTTTAAGGTTCGGAGTTGTACCGTTACCGTAAAGAATCTGCGCATCTTCAACATCCCAAAGTTTTTCAGGCAAACGCAGGTTTAAGTACGCCATTAATCCCGGGATATTTAACATCGCTTTACGAGACATTAACATCCAGCCAGCGATAGTTTCAAACTTAACGCTTGCTTCTACCAAGTCAAGATCAAACTGCGCCTTAGTAGCTGCCTCTGCAGCCGGTGCTGGTGCGCCTTCGCCTGCCCCATTTTCACGCATGAAATAGAAGTCAGTACCTGGGCCTGCTGGCAGAACGTTTAACAATTGACGTATGTGAGTACGTGTTGACGGGTTCGGAATGATACCGCCCGGTCTTTGGAGACCACCCCACTGAGTAGATCCCGTTACGTTACCTGTCCCGAAAGCACCAACGGCTTTTAAATCAAGTTCTAAATCGAATTTCTTGATCTCGCCACGATTGAAT